GGACAACTTGCCCACCATTTACCTGATTTATGCTATCAGGGGCGCAAGGCTCAATAATTAAATAGTTAAGATAAACAGCCTCTGAAGATGTGTTGTTAACATAAATAGTCTTCCAACCCCTACCGACAAGAGCGCCCGCCCATGACTTTCTTCCGTCTGAGTTTCTGAGTTGCGTAGTATACGACATTGTTTCCGATATTTCTTTAGGAAACGATTTCAGAGGCATTATATTTACAGGCAAATATCCGTCAACTGATTCGACAGGATCAGATAATGATATTTTGCAACCTGTAATAATACCTGTAAAAAATACGTCCGCGGCATCTGCATCAAGAAAGAAAGAAAAAGACTGCACACCACCAGGATATATTTTACCAGCTTGACCGTTCCAGACATAAGATAAGTTGTAATCAGGTGATAGAGATGTTAATTTCCCAAACCACCCGATCCCCTCAGATGCCCGACCAGGCTGAATTGATGAATATGAAGCTATATTCCTGACAGGTCTAACCCAGCAACCAGAAAGAACAAATGACGCGACAGCATCACCATACTTTGCATATCCTGATTTATTAAAATGAGTTCCATCACTATATACAGAATTATATTTGCAATATTGGATAACACTCTCACTTTCAAATACGGGACAAGCGTATTGATTAGCTACAGCCCTTGCATATTGAGCAAAAAGTGAACCACCGTCATTCTGACCATAATTAATTGGTGTGGTGGTATGCAGCACCACACCACAACCCCAATCAATAAACCTTTTAATTATTTTTTCAATATACTCAACATATTCGTCCAGCGTTGCACCGCCTACTCCCTGGCTATCATTTATCCCCAGCATAAGATGCGCTACGTTACAGTGAGGGTTATCAGGCCACCGTTCATAAGAAAGTTTTGCCGTATCACCGCTAAATCCGTGGTTTATTACAGTAACATTTGAATTTGTTAATGTTAACAGTCGTTCCTGCAACCGAGAGGGGTACTGAATTGGAGCAACAGTGTATGGGTTATTATTAGGAGGAGCTATAACATCTGAACTGATTGTGTCGTGCCCTATAGTAACGCTGTCTCCCTGACAAACTATTTTTAATTCTCCTCCGGCACGCAATAAGTTATTTGCTGAAGCCAGTAAATTTGCATTACGATATGCATAAGATTTTGTGTTTAATTTATCATTAATAATACCAACTTTCGAATGTAGATCATTTATTTCTTTCTGCACAGTCAATCCTGACGTCGTGCCAACTAATGCGGCACCATCATCTGTAGATAAAAGTTGTTTGAATTGATCAGGGTCGTACTTCAACACATTTGGAAAGTAGAACTGCTGCACTGACGAACTTCCGCCACTGTAAACGGCCATCGAGTGTCCCTGTACAGTCACAAACTTTGCAATCTGTCCATTATATACAGGGTAACCAGCAGCATTAATGATGATTGGTTGCGAAACAGGAACGTGAGAACCGTCTTCATTCTCAACATAAACCTGAATCTGGTTTGCTGGGTTGGTAGGGTCTGTATCAATCTGGCCGATATAAATTTTTCCATTGGCTACGGCTTTAAAAGATCGAGCCATTGTGAAGAGCTGGCTCGGCATTGATACTACAACATTGGCAGTGATATCTGACATTTACTATGCTCCGGGTACAGCAAGGCCGCACAATATAAAACTTGCGCAGCATTGCATTAAGGTCGGTTATAATTGCTTAAAAGAGTGGAGGGTTTATGGAACGTGACTTATTGAACTTTGCTTTCTTAATCTTCGGCCTTGTGGTGGGCAAACTTTTATTCGCTTAAGGATTGAGATTTCGTTCCCTGAGCTAATGAGTTAACAATGCGCTCAACATCAGATAACGCTTTCTCGAATGCGGTAGAACCACGTGGCGTATTAGCCAGACGAAGCATTGCATTACGTGCTGGTTCACTCTCATACATCCTTGCCAGCAAACCATACCCGCCACCAACACCTACCAGTGCAGGGTTAGTTACTGTTCCAATACCTAGGATGAACGGTATAGTTTGCTGACCTGTAGGCGTTGTTACTCCTGCCTGACCAGCACGCTTGGTTGCCTCAAGATAATTCTTAATCCCCTTCAGATACGCAGCATCACGGCCTTTGAATGCTATACCGGTCTGGTTAGACATCAGGTTAATCTGTCTCAGGAACTGGTCAGGTGAGCCTCCTGATTTCTCCATGGCCTTTCCGATTATGCCGTTGCGCATCTGAGCGCGCCCCACCTGACCTACTGACCGGTACAGATTCTGAACTTCTGATTTATTCTTGCTGAACAACATGTTGTTGACAACTTCGGGAGTTAGATCCCCTTTCATCAGAACGTTCTTCAAGCGGGTATTCTGGAGCTTACTAGCCTCATCTGCGTATACCGCATTGGCCTGCTTGTATCTGCGCAGAGTGTCGTTTCCAAGGTTCTGGCCAATGGAGTTATCAATGTCTCCTGTCATTGCCCTGTATACACGCTGCACTGCCGCCTCAGCTGGCGGTGGCATTTGTGTCCTTTCTCCTCTGACATCCATCCTAAACTGCGTTCTCAGTCTGCTTAACTGTTCCAGGTTAACATCACCTTTAGCCAATTCATTCCTGTATGCCTGAAGTTTGCTAATTGTATCCGTGTCGGCAACTTGCCCTAATTTTTGCAGTTTTCCAATCTCATCATCTATCTGCTGAATTGCTCGCGTTGGCTGAATGTTGACTCCTGTCATTGCGCTCTGAACTTGCTCAAGACGGTTCCCTGCTGCTTTCCGAATTCCTGATGTTTTTGCCTTCAGGCTGCCAATAACAATTGACGGATCATACTCACCAAACCGTGATGCAAATTCATCTACCAACTGACTGCGAGCTTCTTGCTGATTAGCTCGCATTGAACTTGTCCCGGCAAATGGGATGTTTTCAGCCGTTGTTTGAGCCATGCGCCCGACTCGTGAGTTTGGCGGCAAAACATCGGTTGTGTGCAATGGCACATCTGCGGAGTTAGCAAATCGGATTGCCTGTTGTGCTTCAGGAGAGATTGCACCACGCACACCACGATATACAGCGCCGGCGGCACGACCTAACTGGTTAATCGCCCCACCAAGTACAACACCAGTTCCGAGGTCAGTGGCGAGTTCCTCAGGGTTGTCCTGCACACTATTTGCAGCCATAGATCCAACTGCGTTTTCTGCCAGCAAGCGAGATGCTCCTTGTGCAACTCTCCCGGCAATGGTTGGAGCCTGCGCCGCAATACGTTCAGCTCCTACCGGAGTTAGATAGGGCAATGCTTCTGAGAAGATTTTCCCTTCTGTTGTTTGCGGGGTTAGCGCTCCATGCTGAAGACCAAAATCTTGAGCAATCCCCTCAGTAGTAACACGAGGAGCGGTCTGATAAGTTCCGTCGCCTAACCCTAGTTGCTTGCCAGCCCACGCGCCGGCGCTGGCAACCGCATCAGCCATCGATGCAGGAATATTTGCCAGGTTCACTCCAGCCTGAAGCATTCCGCGTCCTGTTTCTGCTGCCGCGCTCACGATGTCAGAAAGGAAGCCCCCCCGATCTTGTGGCTGTGCTTCCTGCGGTGCCTGTTGAGGCTCTGCTGACGGCACCGGATACGCAGCATAGAAAGCCTGTTTAGCCTGCTCAGCCTGATCGCCTGCCTGAGGTGCAACCACTTCATTGAAGTATTGCTCCTGAGCCTGCGCCTTCTGTTCTGGTGCCAATGCCTGATATTGCTGAGAGGCAATAACGTCTTTCCATGCCTTAGCCATTAATCACCCCATAGTGAAGAAAAGTTGCTGTTGTATGCAGGCTGTGATTTCTGTACAGGTTGGGATTGCTGATACTGCGATTTACCAACATCAACATTGTACTGCTGGTTGTAATTGTTGGTGTATTCCTGAATCTCACGAATAGACTGCTGCATAGCCTTCGGGCTTGAGTAGTCAACCTGCGGCATCCCCTGAAAATACATCTTCGCTTCTGCAATGGTGTTGATACCGCTAGCACCCATATCTCTTGCTGCTGCCACGCCCTGATTCTGCATTCTTCCCTGAATACGTTGTGCGGAGTTATATAACTGTCGCTGTTCTTTGCCTGTGAGTCGGCTGCGAACATCTGCACCAATTGCCGGATTTCCTGCTCCGCCAGTCATGCCAGTCATGAAATCGAGAGCAGAAGCATCTGCATTTGCGATTGCGTCAATGTCTTTCTTCATCGCGTAGTTCTGTGCGCTTGCTGCAGACGTTGGAGGCGCTGCAATAGCACTTGCCGGGACACGAACCATATTGCCGTTATCGTCAATACCTTCGTAAAATGCATTAGCCCCTGCGCCGTGAAGTTTTCCGTCAATGTTGACTGTTCTACCATCTGCAAGCTGAACGACCCGATTCCCCTCAACTCCTGATATCGTTCTGGCGTTTGCCCTTTGCATTGCCAAATCCTGACCGCGGCGGGCTGTAAAGGCTGACATGTCTTGTCCGCGCATAGTAATATTTTGCCCGCGAGCCTGAAGTCCTTCCCCTGCTTTATTGCTGCGGATTGTTTCAGCAAGTCGACCTCGATCAATCTCGCGACCTGTCAACTTGTCCTGAATATCAAAATACTTTTCTGGTCCTACCGCGTGCATCCCAATAAGGTCTGTTAACTGCGTGAAGCCTTCAGGGCTTTGTTGATATGTCTGCCACGCCTGTTCAGGAGATACGCCAATTTGCTGCAGTGTATTCTGGTGAGTGGCAAGCTCTCGCATCACCGCTTCAGGCCCCTGAGCGGAGGCAATATTCAATCGTGCAGACATATCGCCCATCGCCTGATTTCTGTCAGCATCAACAAAGCCCATGCCCTGACGAATTGTTTCAATCTGGTCTGGATTGGTGGCTGCAAGTTGACGCAAGGTGTCCCGATCACCTGCCGCATAAGCCTGACCGAAAGCTTTTTGAAAGTCAGAAAGCCTCATTGCCTGACCAACTGCACCAAGACCCTGAGCAAGTTGAACTCCAACGTTTGGGCGCTGGCTAAAGTCGTAGTTTGATAGTGATGGCTGCCCGGGCGCGTTTTGGTTTGCCACCTGCATTGACGGCAAACCAGCAAGTTGAAATGTAGCCACGATAACTCCTTAGAAGAGTGAGCCAAGCAATCCGATACCAGCACCGATACCAGCGCCCCATGGCGTGGAAGTGCCTAACAGGCTTGCAATACCAGCACCTGCAAGCGCACCACTCGTACCTCCGCTAATGGCACTTCCAAGCGTGGATTGACCAGAACCCTGAGAGCGGATCGCCGCCATCTGTTGCGCAAGATTACCTGCGTTATTTGCATAGTTCTGTCCTGCCGATGCCTGGCCTGCTGCCGCAGACTGACCAACGTTTAACAGGTTGCCATAGTTTTGCATCTGCCCTGACAACCAGTTCTGCCCGAGCGTTGGTGCAATGGATGCAATTTGGTTTGATGTTGCTGTAGAGCCAAGACCTCCGGTGGCTTCCGCTGCATTCAGGCTTTGATAGCGAGCCTGATCAGCCAATTGTTTATACTGGTCTGAGTTGTAATACTGATTGAGAGCACTGTTCTGACCTTCCAGTGTTGATAGCTGCTGAATCTGCTGGAGAGCCGGCAAACCTGCGGCGGCGTAAGGTGCCAACTGCTCCATCACACGATTGAATTGTTGGTTTTGCAGGTCTGCGGCGTACTGTGTTGCTCTTGCGGCCTCTTTTGCTCCGCTGCTTGATGAGCCACCTTTTCCGCCTTTTTCAGCGCAATAAGGCTCCTCGCCGCGCAGTTTTCTGCCCAGCTTAAATGCATATAACATGTTTATCTCCCGTGATTCAGGAAGTCGATTAGTTCTTCGCGTGTGGCGCTGTAAAACGTCACGTCATCCACGCCTTTGAAGTATTTCTTGATGGTTCCTACACGCTTAAGGCCAATCATTGCACAGTACATCTGACCGTGGCGAAATTTGCGTGCAGCAAACGAAGTGACGCATTGAACAGAGGTGTTGGTGAGAATGTATCGCCAGAACGCCAGCCCGATTTCCTTACTGAATCCTCTAATCTCAGGCAGATACATGGCGTGGCAGTCAAATGTCAGCGGCTGAATCTCGTTGTAATACACGATGCCACCGAACTGACCATGTACGTTCACTTCGAAATATCGGCACTCAGGCTTGTAGTCGTATCCGTCACCGTTGTTACTCCCGGCGATGATGTCGGGATGGTTGCCGACCGTTTCTATCAGGTCGATGTTTCGGGTGGGAGTGAATGTAATCATCAGTTGATCAATCCATGAGTTCGTATTGCATCTTCGAGAGCTTTGATACGCTGCCGCGCCTGCTGCAATCCGGTAGCCATAGCTGATACCTCAGACTGCGTATATGTGGCACTGACCGTGTATGCCTGGTTAGCGTTGAATGCACCGAGAAGCGCAGCTCCTGTTGCTGCTGTCCATCCGGTCTGTCGAGCACCGATAACTTTAGTACCGCCAACTGAATAGGACGTTGTCACGTTGAGAGGTGACGCCAGCGATTGAGAGGCAGTTGCTGACTTCGATACGTAATCAGCCTGCAATGAAGAAATAGTGCCTTCAGCAACCGTAACCCTACCATCAAGAGCACTGACATCAGTCTGCAAGGTGACTATTTCGCCTTCAGCCGTGGTTAGCCTGACATCCAGCGCTGCAATTGCATTGGTATTTGCAGTAATACGGATTTCATGGCTGTCTACGTCGATGCGTAACTGTTGAATTCTCGCTTCGTGGTCTGCAAGCTCAACATCCTGCTCATCGTTCTTTACCTGCGCGTCATAGGCACCTTGCCCTGCTTCGTTTGCCTTTCCCGCAATAGCGCCAACGTCAGCCCCCTGCGCGATTACGTAGAGCAGATAAGACCGGCTGAAGACGTTGCGGGGGAGTATTGAGGCATCAAGACGAGTGGCCTGAATAATGACAGGATTATTAAGTGACGGGTCTGCCATATGTTACTCCAGACGAATTTGACACCCGGATAGTGTTACAGGTGATTTGGTGATTACCCGCAGTTTGAATCCGATTAATCGACGAATACGACCTACACGCTTCCATAAAACTCTCTTGTCGTACACAAACGGCTCATTCTGCTCAATCATCTGTTCGCGACCGTAATTGATTCCGTCTGTGGTTGCAGACAGGAACAGGCGGTCAGCGTATTGAGCAACACCAGTGGATGATTCAACTTCGAGGTCGAAGCATCTGGCATTGTCCGCTTTGAAGAGGGGTGTAAACAACAGATGTTCTTGCTGCTTGTCGTACTGACTACTAATGTCGAATTGCAACTGCCCTGTCACCGCTTCTGACTTGTCGCCACACGTAATCTGGTTGCCTTCGTACATGAAATCGATGGCGCGATAAACATCGTCGTATAAACCGGTTTTCAGTACGCACCATTGTGGCCCGTTCTGGCTTGATGAGGCATCGTAAACCAGCACATGACGCGGGAGATGGATAATCAGCAGTTCATGCGAATCGAACCTCAACGCCTCCATCACCCCGGTTGCCAGTTCATCAGCCGTGTATGAGCGGATAATTTTCTCAATACTGGCCGTCGCAATTGGTGAAGCCTGCCCTGACCCGATGATGTAGACGGAAGGTGCGCCAGTAGCCGGGTGACTGATGAATGCATATGAATCAGCGAATGGCGTTTTACAGTATGTTCCGGCAATCCCCTTCTGTACCATTAACGATGGCTGCGCGACATACAACGCAGCGCCAACGGTGGTTGCGCCTGTCAGGGAGAAATACTCTATCGTCGACGAGCCAAAGCAGACGATGAAATCTCGCCATGAACCTATGCCAATTATCCCGTCAGGCTGCGATTCTGCGCGATATTCTGCACTGTAGCGGTCAGGATGCGATTCATCTTCAAGGTCAGTGATAAACCATGAATCTGTACCGTCTTTTGACCATGCATAACGCCCACGTAAGCGAGTAATGTCACGGACTGAGCCTAACTCATACTGCGTGAATCCGCTGTCTGCAGGCCAGTTTGAGACGGTTTTAACCGCGCCATCATAGCGATACTCGATGAGCTGACCATTAACGCCTACCGCCTGTGATGTGCGACCATGTGCCATTGATACGCGACCGCTTCCGGCAACATCACCGACTACGGCTTCACCTTTGTAGAGCTTGCCGCCACAAACACGATATACAGCGTTCTGAGCGGTGTTATACTCAACTCCGCGCGATACTCCATTTACATCGTTGCGCTTCGCTATGCCCGGGAATGAGCGTAAATAACCCGATGAGTCGAGGACTTCTTTTGGTGTGGCCAACATGTTGATTGGTAGGTAATCAATGTAGTCGGCATTCTTGAAGTCCTTACCCATTCCCTTCATCATGGGGAGTTGTTGAATCGGCATTCTGCTCTCCGGGGAAATAATGCCATTCGTTCAGATTGGCGAAACTGTTTCCACTGCCAGTTGGCATACGTGACGGGTAAGGCGCTCGTTTAGCTCTGGCGATGGCGGTCTGCTTATAGAGAAGTTCCTTCCCATATTTAGCGGTTGCGATAATTTTGGCGGTAGCCTCAAGCGCATAATCCGGAGCAATTCTGCAGGCCAGATTGTGGAATACTGCGCTGACTGCGCTTGAGCGAAGACCGTGATCATCACCTTCAGCGGGAGGATTATCATCATCTGAGAATACATAGCCGGTGATGATTCCCTTTCCGTCCTGATACCACTCAGCCATCATCGCTTCAAGGTCGTCAACAGCATCCTGCATAGACTGAGGTTCGATATCAGTGAGAGTTGCATCTGATGCTACACCAAGCTTACGCAGCGCCGCCCTGACCAGATCGCCTTTAGTCTTTATCTGCATCGCTTTCCGCCTTAGGCTTTGGTCCTGGCTTTTTGCGTTCTTTGGTTGCCGGTTCTTTCGGTCGCAGGCTTAGCAGACGATTCAACACATCATCTGCCGTGTGGCCGTCCCATTCCTTGCCAAACTCAATTTCCGTGCCTTTAGGCAGATGTTCAATTTCACTCTCTGGGAGGTGGTATGTTACCGCGCCTTCTGGGGTGTCGATGCCAGCTAACACCCATCCATCCCATTGCTCGCCGTCATGATGCTGAAAGCTCCACCATGCGCTTTCGCGGAAGGCATTCATTAGTGTTGAAAACAGGCGCACTCGATGTGCATATAGTTCGTTAAAGGTGTGGTATCCATCAGATACTTCACCCATGTCTTTCTTGACCACGCCTGAATCACCGATTGGCTCGTCATTAGTCTCCGGAACCTCATTTGGATGCCTAACCCAACCATCGGCAAGGTGATCTTCTACGTCGCCGTCATCGACAACTTTAACCTGAACGTCCTTGCCCCATACCTTCGTTCCACGACCCTGCTTATATAGCATTACACCCATGTGTCACCTCAAATAAGAAAGGGGCCGAAGCCCCTGTTAGTTACGCAGTCTGACCAGGCAGGCCAACACCGATTGCTTCCGGTCGTGTCGCGTTTACGCCGTACCACAGCGCAATACGGCACAGGCCGGACAGGGTGGAAATATCCCCCTGCGTAGCGAAGATACCGTTCAGGCCGACATCCGGGATGCTGAATGAGGTAGTTTTCATACCTGCAAAAAGCTCATGGTTGGCCGGAATCGGCTGAGACACAATACGGATGGCGTCATCAGCCCAGAACACGTTGGTGCGAGCATCCTTAACGTTCAGGATGTTCACCGCCATTGCATCAGCCAGCGAGGTGTTAACGTTGGCGTATGCCCGTTGCTCAGGAGAAAGAGAAACATCATCCAGTGCTACAGGCTTCGGCGTGATTTCAACGTGAGTACCATCAACAACGCGAACTACGGAGAAAGTCGCGTCCTGCGCCAGTACGTTCTTAGCCATCTGACCAAGGAACTTCACGCCAGTAAACGAAATTTTGTCGCCGCGTTTCAGGCCGGTAGTTGCAGACAGGGTGACGGTAGCAAAACGGTTATCAATGTTAACTTTGTTGCCATCGTTATCCAGTTGCCATGCGACAGGCTTGAAGGACTGCGCACCGGATACAGTGATGCCAGTTGCAGTAGATTTGGTCAGCACAGGAAGTTTCGGAGAGCGCAGGACATCATCGAAGCCAGCAACCTGACGCTGGATAGTGCCATCGCGGTACGCTTCTTCAGGAATGCGCCCAAAGATATCGCGCTTAGTCAGGTCATAACCCGCCTTTTTGTAGTCCTGCGGGTTGAAGAAGTACGATGTCCCCATGTCGCGGTTAAGTTCGCGGGAGAACATCAGTTCTTCTGCATCGGCCACAAAGTTCCATGCGTCTGCGGTATTAGTGCCGATAGCATCCGGCGAAGTGATAACCAATGACCCCATCTCGGCGGCCATGTTTGCGACTTTCAGCTCAACGTTATTCGCCAGCTTGCGAGCGGCGGACTGGATGCGGTGACGATACGCAGTCTCGTCTCGCAAGTCATCTGCGCGTAACTGGAAGAAGTCGTTATCCGGCTCTCCCATGTTTACCGCGACGTTAAGCTCCAGTAACCCTGTCGCTTTATCAGTTAAATCCCAACCCTCCTGAGTGGGGGACTCCTGCTCTACAGGCATCCAGATGGTATTGCTGGAGCGCTGCATAGAAGAAGCAGGCGGGGTGTATTTCTTGGCTTTCTGCGCCATTGGAGTGATTGCGGAGATGGTGTCAATAATCTCATCCACCGCCAGTGTAACAATTTGACCTTCGTTCAAAGCCATTATCGGATTCCTTTAAGTTTTGCCTTTAGCTTGCGGTAGGTTTCCACATCGCCCTTGCTCGCAGCTGCATCCATCTGTTTACGAATGGCATCTTTATTTGCTGCGCTGACATCACCGGTAATCGGCTGGTCAGCAGGGGGAGCGGAAGAGATTTGTTTACCGCGAGGCTTGAGAGTTAAGCGTTCGGATAGTCGAGTTAGTTCAATCAGCGCGGACTGCCCATCCATCGCCAGTAACTGGCGGGCTTTCTCCGGGTTTGCACCCAGGTGATACATGAGCGCGGCGGACTTCTCCGGGAACAGGCGCATAATGTCGGCCCCAACCGCAGGCGGAACCAGTTGCATAAATGCGTCTTCTTTCTCCTGATAGTCAGGGATATTGAGCTTTTCCGCCGCGTCATAGTGTTTGCGGGCAGCTTCGACGTATTGCGCTGATTGCTGGGTAAACTCCTGAGTCTTGCGGCCCTGTTCTGCTACGGCATTGCTGCGGGCGTCCTGCGCTTTCATTAGCCATTCGGTATTAGCAGCATTGAAAGCGGCAAGCGCACGGCTGTTGTCATAGTCATATTTGGCCAGGCCTTCTTCTGACAGATAGGCATTAATATCCGGCTGAGGTGGAAGGTCAGGGTTTACCCGTAAACTCTCCGGCAATTCTCCGCGTTTAACTGCTTCCATCTGCTGCTCAAGCTCGCGCTGTCGTTTGCGCTCGATGCGGCGGCGGGCGAATTCTGCGTTCTTTGCCGGGTCTTGTTTTGGTGCTGTCTCATCGTCCCTCAGGACAATCTCAAAGCCCTCTTCCTGACCTGCATTGTCGTTGGCATTATCGACAACTAAGCTATCAGCAGATGCCGCTGCATGATCGCCGGACAGGGTTAAGTCTTCAGCTGCCTGAATTTCGGTGGTTGGTTCCATGATTAACTCTCTCTTATTGAGGTGTCTCGGCTACACTGCCGGAAGGTTGATTTTGTCTCTGTGATTGCAGGATATTGGCAATTTCCATTCGCTGCTTGTGCGTTTGTTCATCGCCTTTAAGGAGTAACTCAGCATTTGCGCGAGCGTCTTCGCTGCGGTCCTGCTGGAATGAAGCAACAGTTTTAAGGAACTCTCTAAACTCAGATTGTTTACTGAGGTCCATGTTGTTGAAGATTTCTGCGATTCTGGCAGCGTTAAGCTGGTTCTGCGCTTCGACTTTAGCTGCATCGATTTGCAGGGACAGTGTCTGGTTCTGAGCTTTAGCCAGTTCAGCCTGCCCCTGCAGGAGTACGCCCTGAGCCTGAACCATTGCCGGGTCTTGCTGTCCTTGTTTGGCCTGCTGCGCTTCGACAAACCATTGCTGCTCTTCAGGTGTTTCCGGCTTCTTAACGCCCATCTGAATAAGCTGCTTATTGGCATAGTCACGCATCATCTCGACACCTTTACCATCAAGCAGGGTGAAGTACTGAAGCAACAGCAGTTGATATTCTGGCGTTCCCTGTGGCGTCTTGCCGAGCAACTCAAGAATTTCTGCACGGTTTTGCTGCTTCATGGACTGGAATGATGGTCCAACATCCGTGTAGCATTCATAGCGCCCCCTGATATCGTTCAGTACCTGCCGTTCACCAGTGGCAAGGTCAACAACCTCAGCCATTAGCTGAACCTCTTTTTCGCTGCCATCCTCAAGGGTGATTACCACGTTGCGAGGAACATCGTAGATGTCATTAACTATCGACTGGTAAATCTCGCCGTCACGGCGCATAGCGGTAGCCAGATTATCCTGAAACACGTATGTCTCAAGGTCAGCGCGCATGTTTAGCTGGTTAACAGTGTCGTAGGCTACCTGTCCACCGTTTACCGCCTCTGCATCAACACCTAGCGTCGCGACTTCTTTCACTGCCGCGGTGGCTGCTTCCAGCATGTAGGCGTTGGCTTGCGGGACCTCCGGGTTTTCGTAATATGCCAGCGGCTGAGTTGGCATTTCTCCGTTGTTCTCATCCGTGCGATTGAGCAGGTAATACGGGTAATCGTCGTTACCGTCATACATATGCTCAAATCCTGCAATCTGTTCAGGCCAGAAGAACGGCTTCTTCTTCGGAGTACGGGCCACGATGTCGGCGTTGAACGACATAATCATGTTGCGCAGACGCTGACCGTCTTTTGTCAGGCGGACGACACCCTCATACACTTCTTTATCTTCAACGAAGCCCCACTCGCCGAATACCGGAACAATGGGGATATGTTCGCCAGCAATGAGCTGCTTGTCTTTGAGTACAGCGGTGCAGGTGATAATTGATTTGTATACCCGGCGACGCTTAATCTGGCGCTCTGCAATTTTGATAAATCCACTATCAGCCAGGTCGTCGATGACGTCTTTAATATCGCGCTTAAAGTAGCTTACCGGCTCACCCGTAACCGGGTCTTGGTAGATAAACGCCGTCTCTTTCTTCTCGACCACTTCGTAAAACTCAGCGATCTGAATTGTGTCCTGCGTCAGCCATGGAAATACCCAATCGTTGGGGTTCTGGAATGATGGAATATCATCAGCATCGAGGTCGAATTTTTCTGCGAAATCCTCCCAACCATTCTGGCTCATTGAGTGGATAACTGTGCAGTGACGGGCGTCAGACTTGTCCATCAGTTTGCTGTTGCTGTCCCAGATAACATGGGAGCAGGCACTATGGATAGGCTCTCGACGGATAACCTGATTGTTGCTAGTTGGACTTTGGTCTTCGTAGTCAGTGACCAGACGCCACGCACCCACGCCTGCTTCAATCTGCTCACGAACGGCTATGTTGACAGCAATTTTCGCCGTATTGTGCCGCATGTCGGTGCGATACATGCCCATCAGCACATCAGCAGCGTCAGGACTTGCTCCATCCTTTGGACGATACAGAACATCAATAGGGTTCTGACGCATCTCAGAAACGAGCTTGCGCACCACTGGACGTACAACATCGAACTGCCCGCGATACTGCAGGGTTGTGTATTGTGATAGCCAGTCATCCCACTGAGATACGCGGGAGAAGAAGAGATCATTCTTGGCCTCCCTTCTGGCTTCATCGCTGGCTGTCCAGTCCGCATCAAAGCGCGACAGGATGCTCTCCAGCCTGTTTTTATTGTCGGCCATTATCGTCCTCTGCGTACTGGTCTAATCGGTGCGGGGATTTTCTTTTCTTTCGGCTTTCTGATATCGCGCATCATCCTGGCGAAGCGGCGCATCATGTAGCCGTAGCGAGTAGCATCGAGCACATCATCGTTGGTCTTGACAATCTTGCCGTTTTCATCGCGATGATATAGGCGGAACTCTTCAAAAAATGGTTCGCATGTGTTGAATACTTTGAATCTTCCTTCAAGCATCAGGTCACGAAGTTCACTAATGCCTGACTCTACTGAGTTACCGCCATCCGGGAACGTTGCGTGTTCGGGAAGCATAGAGAACCCGGCGTCCGCATATTGGGTTTTAAGTTGCTCACCACCGCCCTTTTCGTGTTGGTGACCGTCATGAGGCCACGCGACAGGTATTTTGTTAGCCCACGACTTAACAGCACCCCACGCCTGAACGGCAGTGTTCTCTGATTTCTTCCATACACGCGCCAGATAGAAAACATCTGCGTCTTTGTCCCACCAAAGCTGAATGTGAGCTTGCGGGTGGTTCCAGCCGAAGTCCTGAGCGTCGATAACATAGAAGTGATCGGGACACTCAAACGGCTGGCACTTAATCGTCTCTTCCGGTATCTGGAATATTCGACCGCTACCCATCGTAGGAATACCGCGAGCACGCGCCTCTCTCTCATGCTCAGGATAGGATGCGATGATTTGCTCTTTCTGCTCGTCGGTGTAGTGCTCAGCGTCATAGATGGTCATGTTGACCACTTTCTGCGACTTACTGGGATTCTTCAGGAACTTGGTAACAACGTCAGACATCCCCATCAGCGGGGTAAACGTCAGAATTGAGAATTGCCCGTATTTGTTTGTACGGGTAAGACCTTCGCCATAGATGCTATATGGCGGCTCTTCGTCAAACCAGACGCCGTGAATTGTGTCGCCCTGCCAGCGGGCGCGGCCCTGTGAGTAAGGCTTAAAGTAGCATATTGAGATGCCATCTTCGACGCCTTCTGGCGTGTGGTGCTTAACAAGAAGGTGATCAACAAGATTAGGGAAGAACGGAGACTTCTTCCAGCTAATGATGTCCTCTTTCGGGATTGACCCATAGCCAGGTTCATCATTCTCTTCGATACGCCCGCACAGGATGCGTTGAGTCGTTTTGGTTACAGTCTCGTTTGTTTCACCGCCAATCCAGAAGACAACTGGCTCATAGAAACGCTTACCTTTCCACTCTCCGCCATATTTACCATCAGCCGGATAACCTTTCGTTCCCGGGTATCGCCCGGTAAGGTGAAACGCGACTTCAGCAGCGCCAGTAAATGACTTACCAAGCTGGTTACCAGCCATAAAACATCGCTCTGGATAGTCATGACCTGCGTCGATGAACTCACGCTGTTTGCTGTATGGCGCAAACTCATATAGCAAGTGTGTATTTCGGTAGTTCTCTTCTTCTTCGAGTAGCTCGAGCAATTCGATTTGCTCTTCGTCGCTCAGGTTATCAAGAATCGCGTCCAGTTCCACGGTTGAATAGCTCCTTGATACGAGAGCGGCGCTTATCGCGATCTCCCTTATCAGGTGTCACGTCTTCAACTTGCGACTGCTCTTTGAGGCCCAAATCGCGGGCGATGATGTTAGCGTTGAGAAGATCAGCGGCTGCGCCGGAGAATTTTTGGTCGTAGATGATTTGCTCTGCTCGCGTAACGACCTCAGATAAGTCTTCTCTCACCCTGTATTGTCGCCATGTCTCAAGCGTCACATCGAGGAATAGCGTTAGCCCAGTGATGGTCATCGCCCTCATCTTGGCGATAGGCTCTTGTGTAACTTCTCCTTGATATGAGAAAGCCTTCATCTCCCATAGTGGGTTATCCTCCACCCACTCGAAGTATTCACAACAAGCAGCCCACAGCGCCTCAGGCGACTCGAATTTCGGGTTACGCCCATGACTACTGCGGGCCTCCCAGAATCGGTTTCCCTTTGGTGCTGCCATAAGTTAACTTCCTGATGTTGTTGCGATAGTCACGTTAGCCGAACCATCAAAGGACGTTGAACCTGTGACAGCGCCGGTTAGTGTGATAGTGCGAGCAGTAGATAACTTATCCGCCGTCTCTGCATTCGTTACTGAACCGCTTGCAGAAGTGTACTTAGCTTCAAATGCTGTCTTGCTCATATAGAGCAGCTCGCCGTACTGGCTCCGGAACAGGTATCCGCCAACCTCTGGCTTGAATACGGCTACTGTTTGCGCTGACATGTACTGGTCAGCATACGGGCCGTCGAATTCTGCGTTTGCACTTCCGTCATTAGCGTATTTGATAGCTTTAATCGGAAGAGCAGACACATATACACCGTCAGCATCTTTGTAGAGAGGCCATGATGGCGTGAAGTTTGGGTTTGCCATTACTTGGCTCCTTCTTTTTCTGGTTCATGAAAGAACGGCAGGAAGTGACTGAACATTCTGTCAAGCATGTAGCAGTAGGTTTCGTTTGCGTCGCCAGGATGAGTGGTTACACCAACATCTCGGCAGACATAAAATGCGACGTGAGCACATTCATGAACCAGTGTGGCAGCATTTCCATTGAATACCCCAAGCAGGTAAAGGTTCTCGCCTGTTTCGGTATTGCAATATGACTGTGTTGCCCCCGCCAGCACCTCATTCCCGCCGCTATCAACTCCAAGATGAATACAAGCCTGACCCCACTCTTCCTTTGAACGACACAGGTAGACATTGGCGCTATGGAACAATGGCACGAAGAACCGGGGAAGTTTAGGCCACTTCGTCTTTGCCATTCGTTATGCTCCGGTAGTGAACAGGTCTAACGCTTCCTTCGATTTACGCACCGCTTCGATAGTGCGGGTCGTGATATCAGAATTAGCGCCGCCTGACTGAAAGTGAATTTTGAATAGCTCAAGCTTCAGTTCGTCCGTGCCGATGAATTGAAATGCTTCTTCTGCGGCTGCGTTCTGGTTCATGACCAGCTTGTAAATCTCTAACTGGAATTTCTGTTCTTCAGTCATGGGAATAATCTCTGCCATTGTTGGCTCCGTTTATCCGTTAAAAGGGATATCAGTTAAGTTATCCCGTGTAGGGTATAAGCCATTATCGAGACCACTCATTGAATGGTCTCTGCAATAACCGATGTCTTTCCATCAGTCCGCCACCACAAAGAATCTTTTTTGCCATAAGGCAGGAGGTTCATCTTTCAGTGGCTGCCAGTGTTATTTCCCCACTTACTGGCTTGGGTTGTTTCGCTGTACTGCCGTTAATTAGTGAGTCCGGGGATTATTTCAGTTCGTTACCAGGCATTTCTTTTAGCTCTTTCAAATGACAACGATTGAGGCTAAACCACTCCCCGTGCGACCTATAGTTGTAATATTTTTGGTGCAATTTGGTTTCAAGCTCTCTATCGGCCGGAATCTTTGCAATTAGATTTAGCTTCCCACCACTCATGCGAGATATCTCTGAAATTCGTTTATTAACCCTGCGACTAAACCCTATTTTTGTTAGCCCACTATCTTCAGCATGCAGAACGTACACATATGATTTTTGCGAAGCACTGGGTGCGACTTTGTTGTAATTAATCATGTCAAACATGAAGCCTTGCTTTAGCAAAGTTTCAAAAAAGATAGAATTAACACACCCATTCCTTCTCAGCTCTGCACTTAGCTTGTCAATTTCCTCTATGATGTCGCCAGACCCCTTTCCACTTATAAGAAAATCTTGGTACATGCGACCAATTCTTGAGGTAATTTCAACAAAGTTATTCATAGCGTTTACCTTTTAGAAAGATGAGCCTGTTCGCACAGAAAAGCCGTCCCCGAGATGGTCGCCACCATATACGGCAGTTCTCAGGCTCAGCTTTCTGAAAGACTCGGGATTGTTACGCGCTGCGATGCGCGGTTTACTGCAGATGTAAAAAAGCCCCGCAAATGCGAGGCTAAATCCTGGTATTTGTAATGACTGGCTCTTATCTCAACGCAGCCCCTTACCGCGCGCCAGATGCTCAATATCAAGCATCAGCAATGAGATGTTTAATCTGGATTTACTCCAGAAGTGATCACCACCCTGTCTACAGAGCCAGATGTGAAGGATGATGAGTAAAATTATCGCTATCATCGAAGGCATTGCGTCCTGATGTATTCCTGCAGGTAGTTAACCTGCGCGGTTATCCTGTCGATTCCACTTCGTAGACGGTAATAATTGAGTTCAGCATCTGCTGTAAGTCTTGGGCTTTCTCCATTGCCCATGCCGCTGGCTCCGGTCGTTGACTTTGCACAGGTGGCGGCGACTTGCAGGCGCTTACGACCAGCAGAAACATCAGCACGGAGACTTTCGATAGTCGCGTTAGCATCAGCAAGCTCCTTTGTGTATCTGGCGTCGAGTTCTGCTACATCACGTTGACGCTTCTGCATATCAGCGATGATGGATGTGGCTTTATCGCGCTGCTCTTTGTAGGCGGTGGCGTTATCACGGTAATGATTAACAGCCCATGACAGGCAGACGATGATGCAGATAACCAGAGCGGAGATAATCGCGGTTACTCTGCTCATACCTCAATCTCTCTGACCGTTCCGCCAGCTTCTTTGAATTTTGCAATCAGGCTGTCAGCCTTATGCTCGAACTGACCATAACCAGCGCCCGGCAGTGAAGCCCAGATATTGCTGCAACGGTCGATTGCCTGACGGATATCACCGCGATCAATCATCGGCAAAGCGCCACGCTCCTTAATCTGCTGCAGCGCAACAGCGTCCTGGCTTTTGGGAGAGAAGTCTTTCAGGCCAAGCTGCTTACGATAGGCATCCCACCAACGGGAAAGAAGCTGGTAACGTCCGGCTGCTGTTGATTTGAGTCTGGGGTTTAGCGTGACAAGTTTGCGTGGGTGATCTGAGTAATCAGTGAATAGCTCTCCGCCAACAATGACGTCATAACCATGATTTCTGGTTTTCTGACGTCCGTTATCAGTTCCCTCTGACCACGCCAGCATATCGAGGAACGCCTTACGTTGATTATTGATTTCCACCATCTTCTACTCCGGCTTTTTTAGCAGCGAAGCGTTTGATAAGCGAACCAATCGAGTCAGTACCGATGTAGCCGATGAACACGCTCGTTATATAAGCGAGATTGCTACTTAGTCCAGCGAAGTCGAGAAGGTCACGAATGAACCAGGCGATAATGGCGCACATCGTTGCGTCGATTACTGTTTTTGTAAACGCACCGCCATTATATCTGCCGCGAAGGTACGCCATTGCAAACGCAAGGATTGCCCCGATGCCTTGTTCCTTTGCCGCGAGAATGGCGGTTAACAGATCATGTTTTTCTGGCATCTTTTTCATGTCTTACCTCACGACCGTGAGGATTTGTTCAATGTTATGAATTGGTTGATATTGGAAAGAACAAATCCAGGATACAGTGATTAGTAACGTGGTTTGTTCGTGACTAAAGGCATGAGCAAATCAGGCAGGAGACTGCGTCAACAGTCTCTTGCCGCCCATTTTCACGAATCCCAGCCATAGTGCTGGGTTTTCTTTTGTGTAAAACGCCCTACCCCGTCGCCACGAATGAGCAAGGGTATCTGGATGTGTTCTGGTGATTGGTGATAGGGCGCTTTCAGAAATGTCGTGTTTAAAACGCAAAAAGCCCCGCATCATTGCAGGGCTTTTTTTAAATCCACCTTAACAAAGGACGGATTTCTACTGTTAGAAACGATATTAAACAAAAATCGCCACTTTGTAAAGAACACATTCTACAGAACGTCTTTTTAGTAGAAAATATTTATCACTGTGTGACTTTACTCAACATCTGATTTGCATATTCCTCCTGCTTAATGCACTCACCTACCAAGCTTTCGAAGAAGTCCTTGTAAGACCTGCGCCATGTGGTTTCAGGAACATCAATCACCGTTGCGCAGATGTATTTTCGAACGCTATCAGGCAGCAGACGAACATATCCACGCCCATTACAGCGTCCGCAGGTTTTATACGCAGGAACGCCACCTTGTAGAATAGTTTTCTCTTTGTCTACCACTACGCCTTTGCCATTGCATTGGCAAGCGTTGGTAAGCACCCCCTTCCCTTTGCATTTGCGGCACAGAACTTTAACCGTCTCTTTACGCTCTTCCAGATATGGTTTTCCGATGCTTTTCATCGTCATGACTTCAGCATCGATAAACTTCTTGCCACCACAGCAGTCACAGGTTCGCGTACTGGCAGCGCTACGTGAGTAATCAGCAAATGCGAATGTTGCGAGCACTTGCATTACCTTTGGCTTAATATCGTTTTCGAGCTTACGTAAGGCGGCAACCTTATCGCAGTGCTCAAGTGCATATTTGGTCAGCAGTTCAATAGCTTTCTCACGGTCATTGCTGCTGATTTCCATCTTCCCAAGAAACGCGCTGTAACCTAACGATGCGCGACTTTGAGTCATACCCATAGCTGCCATAACATCAGTGCCAGTTAACGTTTCTGAAGCTGTTGCGCGAGGGATATCGTTTATCTGAGTAGATTTTGCGAAGTGAAACTTCACTACATTTTCCAGATTCATGCAGCATCGCCTCCCGATGTCTTGTTCAATCCAAGCCGGTTCACCAGTTCACGCTCTCGCTCATGCAGATAATCCATCGCCTTCTGGTGTTGCTCCGTCATCTCTCTGACGCTGCGTAATTCAGCTTCGTCACGTTCACGCTGCTGTTTTGCATGGTTAATGCTGGTTATGCTGCACATTGAGATTCCCCCATGCGGAGTTGAATTCCGTCCTGATACCAGTCTGGTAATGTGAAATCGATGCGCCCTGTAACACCCTGCGCCCTTAGCTCCTGTAACCGCTTCAGTTCGTTCTTCATGTGCTGGTATAGCTCATCCATCTGCCATGTCTTTAAGCGCACAGGAACACACGCCAGACGCGCTACACGCTCTATTGTCATCTCCCCATAGACAATCTCCGCATGCGCGGTGAATTCGTATGGGTCTTCTTCAAGTTTTCGGTGACAGCCAACGCAGTGGGCGAAGGCGTTATAGGGATGGTATCTGGTGGCTTTGTGTCGTCGGGATTTGAAGTGGGAACAGTGGAGTTTTTGTCTTTCGTGGTGAAATGATCGTCCGCAGTAATCGCATTGCCAGTCCGTTCGCTCCCTAACCAGTTGGGAGAAAACGTCATCAAACTTATCTCTCTTTAGCGCCATTGCGTCCACCTTTTGTCATTTTTTCAGCATATTCAGGCCAGTGCTTTTTAAGTATTCCATAAGGAACTCTCAGGCTTATTCCATGGCGATTAGCCCAGTTAACCAGGCTGTTTCTGGTTCTTCCAAGCGCTGCAGCCATAACGTCTGCAGGAACCTTACCAGCTACACGCCTGATGTAGTCCTGCTCTCTGGGTGAATATGACTTGACGCTATTCATCGTTTTCTTCCTCGTACATTGAGCTATTCGGATCGCTCATCAGTTCTGCGCAGCACGCTTCACATACATGAACTTCCAGCACATGCAACTTCTGACCGCAGTTAGCGCACGTTAAAGCTCGCTCGACGCTTTCTTTCTGGTATTGCAGGATTTGAGTTTGGCTAAGCATGGCTATCACCACCTACAAGCCGCTTATAGGCATCAATATCCCTTTTCGCTTCCCCTAGTCTTCGTTTTAGCTCAGTGTTTTCTGATTCCAGCTTTTCAATGTCCTTTTGGTATCGATTTCTATGTTCTTCCCAAGCGTCCCGATACGCTTTCATTTTTGTTATGGTGGATTTTCGTTTCGCCTGACGAACTGCATGATGGTTTTCAATAAACCAGTCAGGGTCATTAAATGCGGCACGCGCGCATTCATACCAATAATTTGTTGCTTCTTTGTTTAGCCAATAAATACTGATAAACGGCAACCGGATGGACAGCATTTTCCGTTGAGAATCTTTCTGTCCAAACATGTGCCCTTTTTTGATGCTCAGGCCAAATCCTGGTTGAATTAAAAGCATTGTCATTTCCTCGCACGATGTCTTAGCCACCGGATATCCCACAGGTGAGCCGTGTAGTTGAAGGTTTTTACGTCAGATTCTTTTGGGATTGGCTTTGGTTTATTTCTGGAGCGTTTCGTTGGTAGGTATTTGCAGTTTTCGCAGATTATGTCGGTGATACTTCGTCGCTGTCGTCTCATGCTGTCCTCCCCGTTCGTTGTGACCATTCATACTCACGCCGGGAATCATCACTCCACCGCACGTTACGTTCTGAGCCGAACCAGAACATGATTTCGATAAGCTCTGTCATGCTCGCCTTCCTCATCTTGCTGGTACGTACCCCAAGAAGAACAACACCGCCATCAATACCTGGCACGCTTCTTTGCTCCAGTTTTTTAGTCTTGAGCCACAGCGCGGTGAAGATGTCTTTCCAGTCTTCCGGAGACAGTCGTTGACCATGCCAAAGCACCTGACGGGAGACGTCCTGAAGCATCGGCCACATACGGTCGTTCTGCGCTTTGGTTCGCTTAGGTTCCTTGACGTGGACTTCGTGGGGTGACTTGTCGTCGATTGGTAGTGAGAGAATGGCGTCTATAGCGTTATTTCTGATTGCTTCGTTGCGAAGCAGGTATGTTTGCTTCATCTCCCACGCTCCTGTAATCGTCAAGTGCGGCAGCAATAGTGCCTATCGGGTCACGGTCGTAGCCGATAATCTTTTTTACGTTTTCATCTTCTTCCACATCGAAAAAGAATCGAAGGGCTAACATGATTTCTTCGTATGCGCTCATACTCACTCCTTCACTTTGATTCCGGCGGCGCGGATGACTTCTGCGCATTCCTGAATACCAGCGTTTCTTCCATCATCCCAATCAACCAGGTCAGGAATGGGGTTGTCATCGCCGGAAATATCATTTTTTGCTGGCAACTCAATCTCGATAGCTGCGCGAGATGCGGTCCAAGCCATGTACATAGCCTGAAGCATTACATACAACTTCTCATCATAGATTTCCCCGGCAACATATTCTCCATCTTCAAATTCAGGAAACTCTACATCTGCGCCAACAATTTCATCAGCAAACCACGACTGAAACTGCTTTCTTGATTCGTCCATATTCCTCTCCATCACTCGCCTAACACTTTCAGTGCATTAGCGATTTCTTCAATCTGGTCATCTGCCTGATTAAATATTTCCCATACTGAGTCATCTTCTTCCACTTCGTAATACGCTTTAAGCGCGTCAAAAATCACTGAATAGTTAATCTCGGATATTTTCATCATTACTCTCACTTTTAGTTGATAAAACACCACGCCATTTTTGCTATCGCTACAGGTGCAATTCCGATAAGTACCCAGGTAAACGCAGCACCAAACAACATAGAGAATGGTCTTTACCGCCATTAACAAGGCTAATGTAGCTATGCAGAACAATAAAAAACGTCAGAAGAATCCATCCAACGCCAATGCATTTGATGGCGACGAGCATCCAATTAACCATGCTTCCCTCTCCCCCAAATAAAAAGGCCTGCGATTACCAGCAGGCCTGTTACCAACTCAGTGATGTAAATAGTCATACGTCAGCCCCTTGTGCATATCGCTTTCTGCGTCCAGCAGGTGCATTTGATGCCGTGCAAATCTGTCTGGCTTCGTCCTGGTCACATGCAACAAAGTGTCCGTTGCAGAACCGCTGGTAAACCGTACCAAGCGAGCCAAAACGGTTTTTCGTCACGATGATTTCAGCAAATGGCGCGGCGCTACTGTTCTCGTCATATACCGCTTCCCGATAGAGCATGATGATTGAGTCTGCGTCCTGTTCAATGCTTCCTGAATCACGCAAATCTGCGTTTGTCGGGCGCTTGTTTGGCCGCTTCTCAACATCGCGGGAGAGCTGGCTTAATGAGATAACTGGAGTTTTCAGGTCTTTCGCCATCGCTTTCAGGCTACCGGAGATATGTGCTATGGCGAGGTCATTACGTTCCGCTTTTGGTTTCTCAATTAGCCCGAGATAGTCAGCCATAATCAGTGACAGATTAGGATGCTCCTGCTTGTGGCGTTCGGAAATGGACCTGATTTCTTCGACAGACAAACGCGATGCGTCAACTACCCACACATCCAGATCTGCCAGCAACTTCATCCCGCTTGCAACTCTCGCCCATCCTTCATCGTCCATTCGTGACGGGTTACGCAGCACACTGACCGACATCATTCCTGCGCCGGCAATCCCTCTCTCAACAACCTGAATGGCGCTCATTTCCATCGAGAAAATCAACACACCGCGCCGGACGCCAGAACCAGGAATAACACGACTTGCCACGCCTTCGGCTATCTTCAGCGCCAGTTCGGTTTTACCCATACCTGGACGAGCAGCAATAATCACAAGGTCTTCTGCGTTCATCCCTCCGGTGATAGCGTCAAGATCTTCGATTCCGGTCTTCAGGGTATCCGACTCTTCTCCGTTCCTCAGACGCCTGTCAAGCGTGTCAGTGTAATCACTGATAATTTCCCCCAGTCGCACAGGTTTAACCTCGTCACGTGGCTTCCTGATGGCTGAAAGGCGCTTAACTAGATCGTCCATCGCTCTACCTGAAGCATCCAGCGTGCCGTTACTGATTGGATCTCGCATCTCATCCAGTAGCTGTAAAACCTGACGCCGTTGATAACTGTCTACAACCATTCCGGCATAACCTTTCAGGTTTGCAGCGCTGGGACATGACCGCGCAGTCATCATCACCGCCGTTGCGTATTCATCCCCGCACTCCTCGGCCACCATCAGTCCATCAATCAGGTTCCTGTTTCTTGCCTGCTTTCGAATAACTTCAAAAGCTTTCCGGTAAATCGGAATTGAGAATGCTTCAGGCTCCAGAGTTGCCAGAACGTCACTCGCGGTTGGTGTTAATCCACCAATCAGCAAGCCACCGATAACGCTCGCTTCGATATCCTGTCTCATGCAATCCCCCTGTCTGCAAACTTCCCTTCCCGAACTCCCGTTAACGAATCTTCCCTCAGCAGGTAATCAAAATCAGCCGTCCAGCCTGTGTCGTTGTCTCCGAAGTAAAACGGCTTGGCCTGATGCACAAACGCCCTGACATACGCCCTGAAACCGTCCACGTTTGGCGTTTTCAGTTGCGGGATGATTTTCTTCAGGCGGCGTTTCCGTTTCTCGTTGACCGAAACAGCATGTGGAAGTCTGTCACCAACTTCGGTGTTGTAGGCGTTCAGGAAGGATTCATAGTCGATTCGTTCTGCCTTGCGACGTTCAGGTTTAACCTGCTCATTGCCGCCCCCGTTAGGGGGTAAGGGGGTATTTGTATTTATTGTCTTTTGTATATTGTCTTTTGTGTTTGACTGATTCGGTAAATTGGTTTTTACCGATTTGGTGAAGGTTAGTTTTACCGATCTGGTAAATGTTTTACCAAATCCGTTAACCTTCGTCTTCCACTCGGAAATATTTTTATTCATACCAACCTGACGCCCCACCTGAGTGAGAACTCCCATTCTGATAAGCTCGTTTTTGGCGGTAGAACATTTAGTTGGCGCCATGCCAGTGAGTTCAGCGAACTGTTCATTTCCGATCCAATCTATTTTTTTGTTATAACCGTATGTCTTGCGCCACACAGCCATAACAATCAGTAGCTGATGTTGAGTAAGCCCAGAAAGCATGACAGCTTCCAGCAGTGTATTTGCAGTCCGGGTGTAGCCATCGTCGAGTTCTGCCACGCGATGCTCCACAACCTCCAGATGAGGTTTTATCGGTGTAACTGTTGCAAGATTACTCATGACCTTTCCTCTTCAGTATTAGCTTCACTTTCTCCAACTCAGCCCGAAATCGACCAGGCTGTTTGAAGCTGGACAGGAAGCGATCACGTAGTATGTTTTTGTGTAATTTGTCCTGGTCAGGACTGAGTTGTTTTGGCATAATTACCCCTGTTGATTGATCCAGTCTTTCTACATCAGGCCTCGAAGAATTCGCCGTTCTTCGGGGCTTTTTCTTTTGTCAGGTAGGTAGCAAGTCGCCTGGTGAGCTCTGCCATTTCCTCGTCTTCGATTCCATACTCCAGAACCGCAAGCATCATGCTGACCTGAGAGAAGAAACCGTTCTTCCATCGGCTTACCTGGTATTCAGGAACACCCATAGCTTTAGCGAATGTCTTCTGGCCCATCATGGCTAACTTGTTGAGTAAAGTGGACTCAATGCGAGCCGCCTTCTTGCTTTTAGTTGCAACTACGTTCATTCAAAATATTCCTTAGAAATTAGATAGAGTTGGATTCGCAAATACACGCAAATCCGTTTAATAGATTTACCGCGTTGTCGGCGGTTCAGATTGGTAAAGAGCGTTGATACTTAACTTGCTGCCAGTAAGTCGGCTAAATCAGGACGAAGTTCTCTGGCTTTAATTCTTCCTCCTGTAGCTTTTACGATTGCTGCCACATACTTAGCGTCAATGCCGCCACCATGTAACCAACGCCATACAGTTGGCTGCTTAACTCCACACAAAGAGGCGAGTTTTTGCTGGCTTCCTGCAATGGCAACAGCTTTTTGTATTGCTTTGTTAGTCATTGCTTATTCCCTTTCGTATAACACACAACAAATAATAGCAATGAGTATTAACCAAAGCAATAGCAAAACGTGTTTTGACCATTAATACGCAAGCGTATAAATTGAATATTATGAAAAAAGAAACTCTCTCTGACCGTCTCAACAAGGCAATGGAACTGGCTGGTATGTCTCAAGGTGCTCTCGCTAAAGCGTCAGGCGTTGCTCAGCCAACGATCTGGCGTTTGACAAGTGGAAACGCTCGTGGGTCAACAAAGATTGTTGAAATAGCAAACGCGTTAGGTGTTAATTCGGAATGGTTGTCTACCGGGATTGGTCCTATGAAAAAAGATGGAACTACTCCGATAAACGCATCTCCATCTTCGAACACATTTAAAATCGATATCCTAGATCTTGAAGTTAGCGCGGGTCCTGGCGTTATCAATCGAGAATTCGTGGAAATACTCCGCTCGGTTGAGTATTCGCAGGATGATGCCAGACACATGTTCGATGGTAGAAAGGCTGAAAATATCCGCATCATAAATGTGCGCGGGGATAGCATGTCAGGAACTATTGAACCAGGAGATTTGTTGTTTGTAGACGTAAGCATCAAAAACTTCGATGGAGATGGGATATACGCCTTCCTCTATGACGATACTGCACATGTTAAGCGGCTCCAGAAGATGAAAGATAAACTATTGGTCATATCTGATAATAAGAGTTATTCAGCTTGGGACCCAATTGAAAGAGATGAAATGAATAGGGTTTTTGTCTTTGGAAAGGTGATTGGAAGCATGCCGCAGACATATAGGAAGCACGGTTAGCCAGCCAATGGCCTGATGAGATATTCGGGTGATGTAGAAAGACGAAATCGTTAGCGCTTGCCCGCCACACTTTAACAAGGAAAATCAAATGGTTAATCAGATAAGGTCCATATCACCCCGCCAAGGAAACCTCCAGTTATTTCCTGTAAAAGAGGTTGAAGTTGAAGGCGTGGCAATGGGAGTTCTTAACGATGGAACGCCATATCTTACCGGCCGAGGACTGGCTGAAATGTGTGGCGTGCATCATAGTGTAATTCAGGATATTTCTTCTGATTGGGCTAGCGAACGCCTTAAACCTCGTGGAAAAAAAATCGACACTGTTCTCCTTGATCAGGGTATAGATGTTGACTCACTTTACATACCATCTTCAGAAACTAAGCGGGACCATTATCCATACCCTGATTATGTTTGCATGGCAATTCTTGAGTATTATGCGTTTGATGCAAGCCAAGCAAACAACGCCACAGCTCTTAGAAACTATCGTCTTTTAGCAAGGCAAACACTTCGTGAGTTTATTTTTAGAAGTGTTGGTATCGATCCAAGAAATCCAGTAAGCGGCGCCTGGAAGTGCTTCCAAGAGCGCATTATCCTTAATGATAAAATCCCAGCCGGGTTCTTCAGTGTATTCCGAGAGATGGTGGATATCACTGTGCCTTTGATTAATGCTGGATTTGAATTGGGCCCTAAAACTGTTCCCGATATTAGCGTTGGAACTCGATGGGCAAACCACTGGAAGCGCAACAATCTGAGCAAAAAATATGGGGAAATACAGAAACATCCTCATGTCTATCCGGACTGGTTTCCGCAGAGTAAAGCCGGGAAAGTGCCAGCGAATATATATCCCGAAGAAGCTTTAGGTGAATTTCGCAGATGGCTTAGGGAAGACTATGTCCCAAAAGGTTTTAAGGATTATCTTGCTGATAAGGTCCAACAAAAAGTCATAGAAAACGCCAAAGCCATTGAGGTTTTGGAAAACCTACAAAGACCTGAGTTACCTAACAAGAAGAATTGATCAACGCCCGGCCACAGCGCCGGGTTTTCTTTTCCCTACTCTTCCAGTAGCTTCACAGCAAGTTTCATGCACTGCAACTGGTCGTCATCCCACTTATCCAGACCTTTCGCTATCTCCGTACGAATAACGTCAGCTATAGCCACTCTTTTGGTCTCATGACCCTCCGCAACCATAGCAAAAACGACATCACCGACAATCCTGCACATTTCCTGATAGCGCAACTGCGCCAGTTCCTCGTTTTTCACACAGATTCCTCGCTCGTTTTTTGTTCAGAACAGTATTGCATAGAGGATTTATAAAAATAAATTCATTTTGCTATCAACAACATAATAACAAAAACCATTAATTAATAGCAAAACGTATTGATATGAATAATACTCAATGCTATTGTTTAGCCATCAGCAGGACGCTGGTAGCCAAACGGAAAGGCAACGCTCTTTAACTTCGATGATGCGCTGACAAAGCGCGACAAGATACCAAACGAGATGGGTTTGGGTTGCAGGTAGAAGCCAACCTCTTCGGCGGAGGCGCTCGGCAATGAGTACGCGGTCAGGGTTAGTCGCCTGGCTATCTGCAACACCAAAGACATTTCACATGAGGATTAAATCATGACGGTTATCGTGTACGGGAAGTCAACGTTTGCTGGCAATGCTAAAACTCGCCGTCATGAGCGGCGCAGAAAGCTAGCCATAGAGCGCGACACCATCTGCAATATCATCGATTCAATTTTTGGCTGCGATGCTCCTGATGCTTCTCAGGAGGTTAAAGCCAAAAGAATTGACCGCGTTACCAAAGCCATTTCGCTTGCCGGAACGCGTCAGAAGGAAGTTGAAGTAACAGCGGTTAAGCGGAACCGCTGTTACTTCCGGGACGCTAACCCGCTCGGGAATAAAATCTATGCCGTACAGAAGCAGCGCGGCAAATCAATTCCGGCTTATTACGATTGAGGTGAGTGTATGACATACCAAGAAGCACGCAGAATTGTAGTTGCTGCGCAGAGTGAGGTTGTGAGACTTAATGATCGCCTGTGTAACATGCATCGCCATTGGATTGATAATGGCCTTTGCGATTCAGTAACTTCATTAACTAAGCAGCATGACGCTGCTGTTGCAAAATGGAATGAAGCTAAGTTCGTTATGAACTCACTTTCTTCGCAGAAATAGACCCGCTGCGGCGGGTTTTCTTTTGTCGATAATCCACTTATCTGAGGTGAGATATGGAAGAAGAATTTGAAGAATTCGATGAGCATCCACAGGACGTGATGAACAAATACCAGGAATATCCATATGGCTACGACTATTGATACCAACCAATGGTGTAGTCGCTTTGTGAAATGCAAAGGCTGCAAGCTTGATGCTGAATGTATGGTGAAGCCTGAGGAAATGGCTCTGGTGAGAGAAGATGGAAAGATTGTCGATAAATGGGCAATCAGAACCACGGCAATGATTGCCAGAGAGCTGGAAAAACTAAAGGCTACATAGTTGGTCTTCTTTTATCTCACTTCAAATATCTAATCAGGTCGCAATGCGGCCTTTTTTATTGCCAAAATTTAAGGAATAACAACATGACCAAAGAAATTGTGACATTCAAGGGATTTAACAAAGACCTAAAGTGCCGTGACTTTCAGTTTGAAATTGGCAAGACCTTCCATCACGATGGAAAAGTGGAGGCTTGCGTTTCTGGATTCCACGCCTGTGAATGTCCTTTCGATGTTTTCAGTTATTACTCTCCTGCAGACAGCCGCTTTGCAGAAACCATCTCCTTCGGTATTACTGACCGCGAAGAAGATGGTGACACCAAAATCGCCAGCGCCAGCATAACGATTAAGGCAGAGTTAACGCTTCCTCAGTTCATTCAACGTGGTATCGAATGGATTTGGAGCAAGATAGATAAGTCTCTTGAGCAGCAGATCATGTGTGGCAACCGGTCATCGGCAACTAACACTGGCGACCGGTCAGCGGCAACTAACACTGGCGACTGGTCAGCGGCAACTAACACTGGCAACTGGTCAGCGGCAACTAACACTGGCGACTGGTCAGCGGCAACTAACACTGGCAACTGGTCAGCGGCAACTAACACTGGC